AACGGTTGCGAAGGTTAAAAGAATTAAAAAACCGTATGCAAGAAAAATACAAATCCTTACGGTCATGGAGCAAAGAGCAAAAGTGATGGGTAAGACACAAGTTGTGGCAATAGCAAAACGAGCTAAAGAACAATTAAAGAAAGCACATAAGAGTGGTTGATTACAAGATAGTAAAATTAAAAAAAAAATTTACGTTTACTAATACCACTAAACAATAAACCTTACAAGTTATCTCACCCAGAAGAGATAGCTAAACTTAATAAAAGATTAAATAGTCCGTCAAGAGTAGCTAGAAAAAGAAGACACTACTTAGAAACTAAAAAAACACAAGAGAAAATTAGACATGGCGAGCAGTTATCTAACATTAATAAACAACGTACTGAGAGATCTAAACGAAGTAGAACTAACAAGTAGCACTTTCAGTTCATCAAGAGGTATACAGACTGCAGTAAAAGATTACGTTAATCGTGCAATAGACGATATAATTAACGCAGATACTGAATGGCCCTTTACAACTACAGCAAAAAGTTTTACTACAACTGCAGGAAAAAGATTATATTCTAGATCGGATTTAAGTACAACAGATACTAAGACTATTGATTATGATAGTTTTACATTTCTTGAAGCAGCAGATAAAAAAGAAACCACACTTGATTATATAAGTTACAGTGAATATCTTGATAATTATCACGAAAGAGATACAGATCCTACAGGCAACTCTAGAGCTATACCTGAATTTGTATATGAAAATCCAGATCAAAGTATAGGTTTATCACCTGTACCAGATAAGGCAACGTACACCGTAAAATATTTTTACTATGCAACTCACACTGCGTTGAGTGCATCTACCGATACATCTCTCATACCAGCAAGGTTTGAAACAGTCATAGCAGAGAGAGCAAAGTATTACGCATTTACTTTACGTGGTGAAGTACAAAATGCACAATTATCACAGGCACAATTTGATAAATCAATTAAACGTATGCGTGTTGAATTAATTAACAAACAAATTTACATGAGAGCCGTTTAATGCCAGAGCTAAGTCAAACAGGTGCTTTTCCTTTTATATGTGAAGGTGGATTAGTTAAAAACAAATCTACTTTTATAATGAAACCGGGGGAAGCCATTGAGTTACTTAACTTTGAACCTGATATAGAGGGTGGTTACAGAAGAATAAATGGTTTTAACAAATACGTCAGTGCTGTTGTACCACAAACAAGTTCATCCAGTGAAGAGGTTTTGATGGTCACAACATTTGGTTCAAAGGTTGTTGCAGCAAGAGGTGAAAAAATATTTACTGCAGACGCAGGTGGATCAAGTTGGACAGAGGTAGATACTGGTAGAACAAGTGCAAGCACATACACGTTTGAGAGATTTAATTTTGACGGTAACGACAAATTAATTGTTGTAGATGGTAACAATGCACCAACAGTATTTAACACATCTTTTTCTGCTACAGATGTATCATCAGCAGGAAGTGGAGAAGTTAGCACCGTAGTGACAGGTGCTAAATTTGTAGTGTCTTTTAAAGAACACATGTTTTATGCAGGTATGTCTTCTACCAAACAAGAGTTAGTTTTTAGTGTTCCTTTTGATGAAGATAATTTTAGTACTGGAGATGGTGCAGGTAGCATACGAGTTGATGATGAAATAACAGGACTTAAAGTTTTCCGAGAAGATTTATTTATATTTTGCCAAAACAGAATATTTAAATTATCAGGTACATCAAGCACTAACTTTGCAATAACGGCTGTTACAAGAGATATTGGCTGTATAAATGGACAAACAATACAAGAATTTGCAGGTGACCTTATATTCTTAGGCCCTGATGGGTTACGTACCATCGCAGGTACTGCAAGAATTGGTGACGTTGAGTTGGGTACTATAAGTTCTAATGTACAATCTTTGTTTGATTTAAATTTAGCTAACGCAGAAAAATTCACCTCTATAGTTATACCTGATAAAACACAATACAGAATATTTTTTACGAAAAGTGATGTGGGTGAAAATTTGACAGAGGGTGTTATATGTGTCTTAAAAGGACAAAACTTTGAGTTTTCAGAGATTAGAGGTGTAAGACCAACATCAACTGATACATTTATAGATCAAGGAAATGTAATTGCTATACACGGATCAGGTGATGGGTTTGTGTACAGACAAGAACAAGGTAATGACTTTGACGGCACAGCTATAAACGCTAGATATAGAAGTCCTGATCTCGCTTTAAACGATCCGGGTATAAGAAAAAATATGCAAAGGGTAATTGTAAATTTTTCACCTGAATCATCCATAGATGCAGATCTATTTCTTCGGTATGATTACGAAGCTAAAGAATCTGCAAGACCTGCAGCTTATCCTTTAGATTCAGCAGATGTGGCTGCAATATATGGAACAACAAAATACGGTTTAACATCAACACCAAAGGGAACTTATGGTGGTTCATCACAACCTTTATTTAGACAACCTGTAGAAGGATCTGGTTTCGCAGTAGCACTAAGGGTAAACGATGGGGGAATAACTGCACCTTATTCACTAAAAGGATTTCAGTTAGAATATCAATTAGGAGCAAGAAGATAAATGGGAGATACATACACTAGACAGTCTTCATACACTGACGGAGACGTAATAACTGCAGCTCATACCAATGATGAGTTCAATCAGTTATTAGCAGCCTTTCAAGCAAGCACAGGACACACCCACGATGGCACAGCCAACGAAGGTGGCCCTATAACAAAACTGCTAGGTAACACTCTTACGTTTGGTGCAGGGACAGCAGGGACAGATATAACAATAACCTTTGATGGTGAAACATCAGATGGTGTACTAAAATGGATGGAAGATGAGGACTACTTTGAGTTTAGTGACGACATACTTATTGCTTCTACAGAGAAGCTACAATTTAGAGATACAGCAATATACATCAATTCCAGTGCAGATGGACAATTAGATCTCGTTGCAGATACAGAAATACAAATCGCTGCAACAACTGTAGATATAAACGGTAATGTAGATATATCAGGAACATTGACGATAGGTAGTGCAGGCATATCTGAAGCAGAACTTGAGATACTAGATGGTGCTACAGTAACAACTGCAGAATTAAACATATTAGATGGTGTAACTGCAACCACTGCAGAACTAAATATATTAGATGGTGTAACGTCTACTGCAGCCGAACTCAACATCTTAGATGGAGTAACGTCTACTGCTGCAGAACTAAATCTGGTTGATGGGTCAAGTGCAGGGACAATTGTAAACAGCAAAGCAGTTGTGTATGGATCTAGTGGAGAAGTAAACGCTACAACGTTACAGATAGCAGGCACATCAATCACATCTACTGCAGCAGAACTCAATATACTAGATGGAGTGACTGCTACTGCCACAGAATTAAACATACTTGACGGAGTAACATCAACGACTGCAGAGTTAAATATTCTTGATGGAGTAACTTCTACAACTGCAGAATTAAACATTCTTGATGGGGTAACGTCTACTGCAGGAGAAATTAACCTACTTGACGGATCAGCTAAATCAACTTCATCTATTACCATTGCAGACGATGATGCTTTTATCGTAATAGATGGTAATACTACAAAACAAATACCTGCTTCTGATTTAACAACATATTTAGCAGCAGGTGATATTACTAACGTAGTTGCAGGTGTAGGTCTTAGTGGAGGTGGCACATCAGGTGCTGTAACTCTTACTCTTGACTTATCTGAATTAAGTGATGTTACTCCTACAAACGGTGATAAACTTGCTACAATAGATTCTGACGGATCTACAGAACAATTAACAACTGTAGCATCTCTTGCTACGTTATTTGCAGGAACAGGTTTATCTGCATCTAGTTCTGTAATTAGTATTGATGCAGCTCAAACAGGTATAACCAGTTTACTCGCAACAGACATCAAGATAGGTGAAGACGATCAAACAAAGATAGATTTTGAGACTGCTGACGAGATACATTTTTATGCAGCTAACGCAGAACAAGTATTCGTTGCAGATGGAGTTTTTGGGCCGCAAACAGATAGTGATGTAGATTTAGGTACAACAGGGGTTAGATTTAAAGATGCTTATATAGATTCTGTAACAGTTACAGGAGATGTTTCTGTAGGCGATGACCTTACAGTAGAGGGTGGATTAATTGATCTTAGGTCTAACAGTGGCTCGGCATCACAAATTAAATTTTATTGTGAAGTTAGTAATGCTCACGCACAAACATTAACTGCACAAGCTCACTCTGTAGGAGCTTCAAATACTTTGACATTACCTGCAGGTAGTAGCTCAACATTAGTATCAGAATCACATACACAGACACTAACCAATAAAACATTAACCAGTCCAAAGATAAATGAG